ATTTTGCGACACAGCGCTATTGATCTACTATTACAAGATTTATTTGAAACAATAGGTCTATGGCGCAAAAACCTCGCATTGATGAAGCACTACTGATACCCAAACAACAAGCTTCGGAGCAATGGCAAAAGCTTCAGAGAGGTGTCAGAGCAAGCGAAACCTTGCCCTGCCAAAAGAACCCAACGCCTTACATCGATGAACCTTACACGGTCAGTCAAGACGAGGCGGAAGAACTGTGCCACAAGTGTCCACTTCTTCGAGAATGCTATCAGTTTGCAAAAGCAAACAATGAAGAGTATGGTATTTGGGGAGGTGTGAATTTCACCAGCGCACAACACATAGAGGAGATGTTTTGAACGAAGCTAAAGATAAGATGAAAAGCTATCTAGCAGATATGGCTAACGATGAGCTAGAGTGGCACAAGGAAGCAGTCTGTGCTCAGACCGACCCAGAAATTTTTTACCCAGAGGGTAACACTACAACAAAGCAAGCAAAGGCAATTTGCAAAATTTGCCCAGTATCTTTAGAGTGTTTAGAGTATGCGCTAAAGCGCACCGAAGTTTATGGCATCTGGGGTGGCACAACAGCAACAGAGCGTCAGAGGATGAGACCACTGAGGAGAATAGGGAGACCATCGAATGTATAACTCACAGGTTCAGGAGCTTGCAGTAAAGCTCTTTAGACAAGAGACCGAGAGAGACAAGCAAAAGAAGGTTGGCGCTAGTCAGATTAGCGACCCCTGCACTTACCACCTAGCGATGGCTATGGTGCTTACCGGAGACTCGTCTTCTAAGTATTGGCTAGGCGCAAAGATCGGCACAGCGGTTCATATGCTACTCGAAGACGCTGTGGAGAAAAGTGATACCAGTCTGATACCAGAGCTAGAAGGTGCCATTGTTGAGAAGAAGATCCGACTAGGTGAGATTGAAGGCTATGGGGTTATCAGCTCTAAGCCAGACCTAATGCTTCCAGCACAGAACCACTTGATTGACTGGAAGACATCTACTCGCAAGAAGAGCGCCAAGCTACAGAAGTTTGTAGACGGCTCAGCACCTAACGATGCCGAGAGCGAATACACCATTATGAAGTATATGGCTCAGACCCAGCTCTACGCTTGGGGAATGATGCAAGAAGGTGTAGAAGTAGAAAACCTAAGCTTAGTGTTCATCAACAGAGATGGAACTATGGAGTCTGATGTATGGGCGCATACCTTCGCTTACGATGAAGGCTTTGCAGTATCACTATGGAAAAGACTTGAAGCACTGTGGGGTGCGATACAGGCTGGCGCTGAGCTAGAGGACTTTGACCGCCACGCACACTGCTTCAGATGCAAAATGGGAATGTAAGACACGCCGTCTTTATTTGCACTTGGGACACATTCGTGCTAACATAAAAAACAACACAAGAAAGTAGGAGGAAAAATTGTCAGAGACAAAATTCCCAGAGCTGGCCTTTGCGAAAGCAATCACGAAGGCCGAAGCTCTAAACACACCTAAGTCAATCCTGATCTACGGTGACCCTAAGAACGGTAAGACTTGGCTGGCCGCTTCGGCTAGTGAGGTGGCCGCCCTTAGCCCGGTTCTGCTAATCGATGTTGAGGGTGGAGCTTCGGCTATCGCTCGAGACTGGAAAGATGTAGACGTTCTTCACGTTGGAACACACCAGCAGTTAGACTCAGCTATTGAGCAACTAACTACTCAGGAGCACAAATACAAGACGGTTATTCTAGACACCCTAGGTGTTGCGATGGATCGTGCTGAGAAGGTTTTTGAGGAAAAGGCTGACAACGTAAAGAACCCATTTGGTAAGTGGGCAGACCTGAAGGAGTGGGCTAACAGCTCAATCCGTAAGTTGCACCACGCACCATTTCTTGCTATCTTTGTTGCTCACGCACAAGATGAGAAAGACCAGACCACCGGCGCAGTGAAGACTGTGCCTATGTTGCCGGGTTCAATGCGAAGCACTTTGCCAGCAATCCCTGACATCATCGGTTATATGACAAGCGAGCGTAATGACGATACAGTCAAGCGTTCGATTATACTTCAGGGCTCTGACAGGTTGGTTAGTGGAAACCGTTTTGGTTTGCCAGCTAAGCTTCAAGACCCATCAATGAAGAAACTAATAGACACAATCAAGAAGATAGGAGAAGCTAAGAAATGAGCTTTACAATTAGCGTCCCAGCAGACGCAGTTCAGTCAGCACCAACTACGGACCTAGGTCCGATTCCAGCAGGCACTTACCAGTGTACGATCTTTGAGGCAAAAGCCGAGGAAGTTCGTGGCGGTAATAATGCAGGTAAGCCACGCTGGAATGTCCAGCTACGAGTAACCGAAGGTTCTTATGAGAACCGTCGCCTATTTGCATACATTCCACTGTATGTAGCTGGTGACTTCTGGAAGACACAGAGCTTCTTCGGTGCACTTGACTACGATGTCAAGGGCGAGTTCAAGGTTCCTGAGGTAAACGAGGTTCTTGGCAAGGCTATTGACGTAAAAGTAACTATTCGTGAAGGCGAAGGTTCCTACCCTGCAGACAACAACGTATCGGGTTTCGTGAAGTTTTCTTCGGAAACAGCTTCATCATCAAAGGGCGCAACTGAGCCCAATGGAGATGTCTGGTAACAACGGGCAAAAACAGAGGGGTGCGTCTCTGAAAAAACGCACAACAAGCCTTTGCTGGTGCTACCGCTCCCCCTCCTTTTCTTCGTTCGGTGGTATCTAGGTTCGATTCCTAGAAGGGCACGACAGGAGAGTGGAATGAAGACACACGAATTTATTGAGGCGGTTCTGGGAACTGGTTCTGGATACGCCACGATTGTAACTAAAGATAAAAACGGTCAACCGACTGTGCAGAAGTTTTTTAGCTACCCAGATGAGATAGATGAAGTAGTCGCCTATGCCCAAGCTCACGCTGAAGGCGATGTTTACTTCTCACCAATCCTGTTTCATGAAGAGCGCAGGATTAGGGAAAACGCAAAGTCTATAGGATCAATCTACACAGACTCAGACACTTGTCACCCAGACAATTTCCGTATGCCTCCCAGCATCTCTGTGCAGACCTCAGAAGGGCGCTGGCACTCATACTGGTTGCTAGAGTCCCCAGCAGACCCTACAAGGGCTTCGAACTTGGCTAAGAAGATTGCCTATGCCCACAGGGACGAAGGCTGTGACATATCTGGCTGGAACCCAACCAAACTATTGCGAGTGCCGGGAACCAAGAACACCAAGTATGAGAACCACGAAGATGTCAAGGTCTTTGACATCTCGGGCTTGGTCTACTCAATCGGTGACCTAGAGAGCGTTTACGCTGACGTAAAGGTGGCAGCTGCCCCTGAGGCAGTAGCTAGCACAGAAGCCCCACAGGAGCTTCCTGCTGTGATTGAGGTTTTGGGTAAGATACCTGCCAGCGGCAACATTATGTCTCTCTATACAGAGAAACCCCCTGTCGGAGCTGACTGGTCAAAGAGGCTCTGGAGACTTGAGCTTGAGCTATTCAGGGCTGAACTTACAGCAGAAGAAGTGTTTGTAGTTGCAAGGCAGGCTAAGTGCAACAAGTATCACAGCGCTGAGCGAGGCAAGAGGGCTGATGCAGATGGTGACTTGTGGCGTGAGGTCCAAAGAGCCGAGCAGTCCCACGAGATTCCAGACCAGCCACTAGACCCAATAGAAGACTTTAACACAGAAGAAAAGCGTGAGGTTGACTTCTTGACTCAGGAGGAGCGCTCTGTTGTCAGCAGCTCTACTACCTTTATAGATAAGTATGTTGCTTGGACCAAAAAGAAGACTGACGGTGCCGTTGAATTTCAGATTGCTTCTGCCTTTACTCTACTGAGTTCTGCCTTCTCCGACACTGGTCACGGAACTCCTAAGTACGGGAAGCTAGGGCTAAACCTTTGGTTTATGGTTCTGGGTGAGACAACCTTGAGCCGTAAGTCTACAAGCAGGCAGCTTATGCTGCGTATGCTTCGTTCTTATGAGCGGTACGTGGGATACCAGATTGATATCGGTTCTAACGTCACCGCCGAAGGTCTTGTAAAGCATTTAGGTGCTCGTGACGGACTGACATCTATGTTTCACCGAGATGAAGTTCAGGGTATGTTTAAAGAGTTTATGACCAAGACTTACATGGCAAACGCAGCTGATCAGTTTACAGAGCTTTACGATGGCTCTGTGCCAGTGGTTATTCGTTCTACTGGTGGGACAACTGCCGGCAAGGCCGTACAGAGCGAACGAGCAGAGACTAACTTCATAATGTACTTGATGGGCATAACAAGCAAAGTGTCTGAGATTCTGACTGTAGATTATTTCCGTAGTGGTTTCTTGGCACGATTCCTCTACGTTATTGCGGATGCCCCTGAGAGAACTTTTGAGAAAGAAGCTATCGAGCAGGCACCAGAGGATGAGACCGTATCGTTTCAAGATCACGAGATGGACGATATTGTGCAGTCTCTTTACCAGAGCAAGCTTTACTGGGAAAAAAAGGGTGCGCCATTCCCTAGACCGGTTCGCATGACCGATGAAGCGCTAAACAGGTTTAATAAATTCAAGTGGGACATGGGTGTATTCACAGAGGGTCACCCAAACGAAGACAGTATCGAGCCAAGCCGACAGAGACTTGCCCTATCTATTTGGAAGGCAGCTGTGCTGCTTGCAATGTATGAGAAGTCTGACAGAGTTGAACTGAAACATCTTCTGATAGCTATTCACTATGCAGAGCAGTGGTTCACTAACCTAGTGCGAATGGCTCAGTCAATTAGCGAATCCGAGTGGCAGAGAGAGCTTGACGAGCTTGAGTCCTTTGTTACCAACAAGGGCGGCAAGGTTCGCTTTGATGAGGTGTTCAGGCGCTTTGGCTCAAAGAGGAAGCGTGAGTTCGATGAGATGGTTGAGTCACTGCGTTCACAGGGACGAATCCGTATGTATGTAGACAACAGTAAAACCTATTTGGAGACGCAAGTATAATGGAACAAAATAATTTAGAGTCATTGGCATTAGCTATAAAGCTGCGAGACACGTGGTCAAGTATGCCGGCAGAAGAAATGCAAGAAACCCTAGAGGGACTAGCCAGCAGTGGCTTGTTTTCAATTAGGCAGATAAGCTTGATATGCAAAAAGAGCCCGTCTTATGTAAGCAGACTTGTCCAGAGGGATTCAAAGACTGGCGGAAAGCTGAACCCAGAACATCTTGAGTTAATGCGAGGTCTGATCTTTCAGAACAACATAGGGCAGATTGATTGGAGCAGGGTCAGCAGAATAGTATTGGACGGGACATCTCAGTATGTGCTTGCTAAGATAACTGGAATCCCACGCTCTACAATTCACAGAAAAGTCTCAAGCGTTTTATGAAAATACTGAGCCTTGACCCGGGTGGCACAACTGGCGTAGCTTTCATTTCTTTTGATGATGAGGGTATTGAGCTAACCAAGGTTGAGCAAGTAAAAGGCGGGCTTGAAGGCTTTATATCTTGGTACATTGAGCTAAACACGCCGATAGACATTATTGTTTGTGAGTCCTTTACTCTCCGCCCCGGTGTGCACGGAGCAGAGTTGTCACCAACCTACGTTATAGGTGCCCTAGAGGCTCTGGCTAGGGGCAAGGCCATAGTCTATCAAGAACCTAAGTTGAAGCCATTGTGCGATGATGCAAGGCTAAAGAAAATGGGCTTTTACCAGACTGGCCTTCGCCACGCAAATGATGCGGTCAGGCACGGTATAATTTACCTAAGAAACAAAAGACATATGCCAACGCTAGAGAAGGGATGGAGATAGATTGCCATACTATGTATCAAAAACTAATCCAGACTGCTCAAAGTGGGCTGTTGTAAAAGAAGACTTTTCAGCAGTTGCTTGCCACCAGACTAAAAAATCTGCTACCGAGCAAGTGGTTGCTTTAAGCATTGAAGAAGGAATCGAACCGGGCGGAACTCATCCAAGGGACGAAAGAATGATTGAAGCAAGAAGAATTAAAGAAGTAAGTCAAGACCTTTACGCACAAGTTGAAGGTGATGAGAAAGCTCTGGTAGACGCAATGATTGATGTTGTGCGAGAGTATGGGAAGTTTGGGAGTGAGGGAAGCTCTGTTTATGTTGCTTACACTCCGGCTGCAGAAAATCAAGATGCTTCTATTGGAGTCAAGTGTGGTAACTGCGTGTTTCACTTTGAGGCTGAAGACGGAATTGGTTGTAGCTTAATAGCTGAGGACATCGAAGAGAACGGCAATTGTCGTCTTGCGATGATCCCACCGGGGCTTGTAAACGTAGGTATGCCTACTGTGAGAGAAGCACAAAGCAAATACAAGGTTCCTGAGGGAGTTCAGTCTGCTGCTAAGAGAGCGCAGAAGTGGATTTCTGAGGGTAAAGCTGGCTCAGGGTTTACTGACGTAGGTCGTAGACGAGCAGGTCAGCTGGCAGCAGGTGGCACTGTGAGCAGGGATACTGTTGCTCGCATGAAGTCATACTTTGCACGACACAACAACGATAGGAAGGCAGAAGGGTTTAGCTCTGGAGAACAAGGCTACCCATCACCGGGCCGAGTGGCTTGGGATGCATGGGGAGGCGACGCAGGTCGCACTTGGGTAACTAGGATAAACCTAGACAGTTAATGAAAAATTGTAAAGTTTGTGATGAAATTCGTAACTCAAGCAACCCTGAGCTAGCGAGGGACATAAGCTCCTCTTTGTCTAGCCGAAAGCTCTCTGAAAAGTGGGGAGTCATTGGCAAGACTGTAATCAACAAGCACAGAGCCCAGTGTGACACTGGTATGCCAAACGAAGCTGACCTGCAGAGCGTAGAGTGGACTGGTCCAAAGGGAATCCTTAATACCGGAACTCTTGATGCCCCATTGAATGGATTAAGCCACGATGAAATCCTAAAGGAATTTGGTCACGATCCAGAGCAGGTTGAGATACAGGGCTTGCTTCGTGAGAAGCACCAGCAGTATTGGTCTCGTGACTTGAGCAAGATGCTTTGGAAGCACACCTATTCTTACGGTCTAGCAAAGAAACAAGACTCGGCACCCGAGATTGACGTTATGGCTCTTGTGCGAGAAATGAAGCTAAAGGCAATCGCGCCTAAGAACATCGAGTCAGGAGACAGCACCTTTGTGCTTGACTGGGCTGACTGGCAGACTGGCAAGCAAGAGGGTGGCGGAACCCCTGCGTTTATAAAAAGGTTTGACGGCGCAATGATGCAAGCCGTTGAAAGAATCAAAGAGCTTAGAAAGATTGGTAGGTCAATTGACGAGCTACTAATCATCGGCGGTGGCGATATGATCGAGGGTTGCACCATTTACCCCAACCAATCCTTCCACATAGATATGCACCGCAGAGAACAGATTAGATTTACTGTTGCGACAATTATGAAGGGAATCCACTTACTTGCTCCTATGTTTAGTTCAGTAAGGGTTGTTGTTGCTCCCGGCAACCACGGAGAGAACCGCATAAACGGCAAAAAGACTTCTACTGGTGATAACGACGACCTGCTTGTGTTTGAAATGGCACAGCTTGGTATAGGTAGTGACTCAAATATGAATCACGTCTCGTTTGATATCGCAGAAGAAGAGGAATCGATCACCACAGAAGTCCGTGGGTGGACTTACGGGATTACCCACGGAAGCATCTATGGCAGAGGTGCCGGTAACGTAAGAAATAAAGTGTTTAACTGGTTCAAGATAATGGCTGCAAACCGTCACGAAATTGGTAAGAGCGACGTTTTGGTTACACATCATTTTCACCACGACGCTTGTGAAGATTGGGGAAAAACCTTATGGGTTCAAAGTCCGGCAATGGATGGTGGAAGCAGCTTTTTCAGGGAAATGACAGGGCACGACGCGAAAAGTGGAATGCTAAGCTGGGTAGCGACGACATCGAGTCGCTTTCAGGACAAACAGATCCTCTGGTAGAGTTCATACGCCAAGAGGTGTATAACAGCCAAACGGGTGTGACCATCTCTGTAGAGCTGATATGTACCTGTGGCTTGCCTGTAGCGCACCTGTACGGCGAGGGTAACTTTTACTGCTTGCACTGCGACAGGCACTGCGAAATAGGGCTAATGAGGTGTCCTCAGTGCGCCTATGGAATGATGGATCGAGACGAATTCATCGAAACATACGATGAAGACGAAGATTAGTCTTTTTTGGTTGCTGACTTCTGAGTGATGATGCTTGTTAGCAAACTCAAGAACGCAGCACCAAAAGAAACGCTGAGCATATTGCTCCAGTTGATTTCAAATAGACCAATAGAACCCGAGCCCAAGAATGCAATCGCAGTCTGCGCCCAAGTCTTTACGGCTCGCTCGCCCGAGTAGTTTAGAAATTTTAAGCTGAATAGCTCCATTATGGCTCCATATCTTTCTTATTAAGTTTATCATCTACGATTGCACCAGCCACATATGCGCTGACAATAATCGTAAGTAGTGCTGTAGCAGACTGAACAAGCACAATCGCAAGCTCCTGCAGCTCTGGAAGAATAAAGAAGCCAATTGCTCCGAAGACAATCATAAACACGCTGACTCGGTAGCTTCCATAAATCAATCTACGGCGAAACTTCCAAGCATCACTTGCATCATCATCCTTACCCGAGATGAAGAATAGTCCATCCCAAGCAGCTTTTGCTATCTTTTTAGCGTCAAATGTCATTTTATAGCCTGTCCGCAGCATTTGCATACTCCACCAGCAGGCTTTTTAGCTAGTATGCCTCCTAGAAGCTCCCAGATCGAAGCTGAGGGCTTTGAGTCCTTTTCTGGCACAATCACATCAGGCTTATCCTGTTTGGCTGTTACAGGCGATTCTATGGGCTTAGTTTTTGGCTTGGTTGCCTTTTTCTTTGCCTCTTGCTTTTGCCAAGCAGAAATCTTCTGATTTAGAAACTTTTCTGCATCAAAGACTTTTGCGTAGCGTGGGTCTGGTGTTTTGTGAGCTGTTAAATGTAAGTGGTGCCCACGACTACAAGTGCCAGAATTGCCCTGACGACCAACTGCCTGACCAGCCTTAACCTTCTGACCAACCTTCAGGTTTTTCATGCAGGTGTCGTTAGTGTGGTCTTTACCGTCACACTCGGAAGTCTTGTGCTTATTGCAGTAAAGGTGTGAGTAACCAAAGTAAACATCATCTTCGTCAGTCTTTAGAACAACATACCAGCCTAAGCAAGCTGAGTATTCGATCTTTGCAATTACACCGGCGCTCACGGCGCTAAGTAATGCGTTCTTGTTAGAGCTTGCGTAGTCTGTGCCACGGTGAGGGCTCTTGCGATTTTTAGTAGCTCCAAAGCGAGCTGTAATTGTATTCTCTGGTAGGGGGTGTTGCCACTTATTCAAGTTACCCCCCCCATCATCTGAAAGAGTGCAGCAATTGATGCAGCAATTCCAGCAGTCAAAGCTGCGTAGGCAACTTTTTCAATCCATGCATTTTTTGCTTGAGCCAGTTCGAGGTCTCTAACTCGTGAAGGCAGCGCCTCAATGGCACCAAGTCTTCCAGAAAGCTCAATTAGCAAACGCTCATTTTCAAGCTGCTTTTCATACAGCATATTCATGGTTACTCTAGCGTGTGGTTGAGATTCATCGTTAGACATTGTTCCCCCTATGCGGCGTAGTCGCTGGCATGCCAGTCAATAAATAAAGTTGAGTCTGCGCTGCTGCCATTAATTCTGTGCACCCTAGCGGTAAAGCCAGTAGTTGTAGGTGCGCCAGAAATGGTAATGACATAAGCACTTGCGCCAGAACCTCCGCGCACATTTGCTGTGACAACCGGAGCGCCAGTAAGTGTTGCGCCATACGCAACGTATATGTTTACAGGTGTAGTTGTATCAGATGGCCCAGTAAATGACTCTGAGCCCGAGAGAATACCTGCATTGTCTGCGCTTTGCGCTAGATTTGCAAAGTGAGTCTCTAGGGGGGCTATGTTGTCACTTGATGTCGGGTAAGTAACGCCTTTAGTGGTATTTGCCATTGTACTATTCTACCTTATCCTTCTAGCGCTTCGATGCGAGTAATCAGTGTCTCTATTAGTTGTTGCTGCTGCTTTAGAATTGGAATTACTCCAACCATCAATCTATCATAATTAACAGCTTCTGGTAAGCCTTCTTCGTTATACTGCACAAGCTCGGTTAGCCCAAGGTCATGTATTTCTTCAGCAATAAATCCAGTAATTCTAGTTAAGCCATCTGTAGAGTTATCATTTTCCTCATAGGCAGACTTGTCTACCCATGTTCTTGGTCTTAGCTCTAGAGCCTTCATCCCATAGTCTATGTCTTGGATGTCTGACTTATACCTTCTAGATGACGTTGTTCTCTGAAAGTAGTTATTGCTATTAATTAATAAGTTGGCTGTTGAAGATGCGACTGCGTTGTATGTTCCTGCAGAAATGATGCGTCCTTGAACAGTCAGGTTTGCGCTATCCCCAACAGTAAACCCACCAGAACCAAAATTAGTAGTCCCAGATGCCCCTGCGTTTAGATACAGCCCGCTTTCCCCATAGACCAAAAGCCTACCAGCGCTATCTGCTGATACTTGCCCCTTAAGAACGCCACCACTTTTAAAAACCGCAGATGAGCCAGAAATCTCAACGCTAAGTCCATTCGCAGCGGTAGTGTTTAGATCACCACCAGTAATGCTAATACCGTCAATAGTTCCACCAGAAATATAATCAGCGCTTAAGGTGCCTGCATTTATTTGATCTGCGCTAATATTTCCTGCGTAAATATAAGCAGCGTCAATCTCATTGGCAGTCACAGAACCAACGACTAAGTTAGCTCCATCAACCAAGTAGTCGCCACCAGCAGTTCCTAGGCCAGTTAGTCCGTTAATTGCTGCGAGCGCCGAGTTTGCTGCTGTGGTTGCTGCGGCAGATGCAGCTTGAACTTGACGCAAAGATGAAGCCAATTGATCATCACGAGTTGTATTATTTACTTCTGCTGACCTAAACGCAGTCTCTGTGTTTTCAACTCTTTTTTGAACTTCTCGTGCCCAAGGCTGTGT